GTCTGTTGTATGTATTTTGTGGTACTCTTTCGTTGAATGAACGTCTTGAAACCAAAACTGTCACATTGTTTTTAATTTCTAAACCAAATTTAGAAAAGAATTCTCTTTCACCACCATATTCTGTTGAGTTTTGTAAATACATCTCAACTGTAAATGCTGATGTAAATTGTTTTACTGGGTCTTCACCGTAAAGTAAATCTCTTGCTTGGTCATTATTGTTGGGTAAATACTGAGCATCAAAGCCCATTGTCTTAATTGACTCAACGATTAAATCTTCAATAACTCTTTGTTCACCAATCGAACCGTAGTTATTGAAGTAATGATTAGTTGCCATGTTAATTCATAAACCATTCTAACGGTGCGCCATATTCATTTTGCATTTGTTCTTGTAGATACTTAATTTCATTATCAGCATCTTCTTGAATTTTTTGTCCGTCTAGTTTGACACCGCCAGGTAATTGAAGACCTGAGAACTTAGCAAGATTATTACCCCATTGTTTTTTAATTAATGCCGTTGCATATAGTTTTAACCAACGGTCGTCCCAAACTTTATTATATTGGTCAGGATTAATAATTGCATACGCTTCTGCAACAATAACTTCACCTGCAGGTGCCTCACTATTACCCCATGCTTGGTCAATATAAAGACGTTGCATGTGTCTGTTAAAACGAATAGGTATCTCACCAGTGAACATAAGTTCTAATGAACGAAGGTGCTGTTGTGTTAATGTGAAGTTAACGTATGAAGCCGATGTAAAGTCATACAGCTCATTTAAACGTAATTGGTATCTTAAATCAAACATATTAACGTTTGCTTGGGAATCTGTATATGGAAAGATTCTTGAAACACCAATGATTTGAACTGAATTGTTATTTGAATCTACAGCATTTGAACAATCTAGATATTGATTTTGAATATCAGTCGCATCTATTTTTTTAATCCAATAACATTTTTGAATACCATCATAGTGATAATCTTGCCAATATTGAAGAGCATCGTCAATACGGTCTTGTATTTGGTCTTGGTCAACGTTAATTTCAATTACAGGTGCACCAAGCCTACGTAAACAATAGTTAGTAAAATCGGTTCTGTTTTGCACTTGCATTTAGTTAATCTCCTTGCAAGTTGATGGTTGAACAGACATGTAGAAGGTAGTATTTTCTGATACTACCGGTAGTACTGGAAGTTGTGCGGCTGTTTGCATTACGCTTGAGCTTCAGTCCATGAATAACGAGCAGAAACAACTGATGTATTTGTTGAGACGTTGTTAGCAACGAGTGTAATAACGTCAGGACCGTCTGGGTATATACCTATACCAGTATTTGCAGTTCCACCAGATTGAATACTTGTACCAAGAGATAACAATTGTGTCAAGTCTTGTTGTGTTGTTGCAAATGTTCCAAGTGGGTTATTCAAATAGAATCCAAAAACTGTTTCACCACCAGATATTGATGTGTTCTGAGCATGGAAAACATATTGAGATAAACTAGAACCACCAACGTTTTGCCATTGTGCTGTTGTGTTTGAAACAGAACCATTCAATACTAGAGTCATCAAACAAGCACCGTTAGAGTATGCATCCATCTCAAATGGTAACTGTTGCATACGATTAACGATTTCACGAATACCGAGAGCAGAAGCTGGGATACCGTTTGATGCAGAAGGTGCAACACGGAAACTCCACAGACATTGTGTATTAGCGGCACCACCAGCTGGATAAACAACTAGAGGAGTTGACATACCCTTTGAGAAAATGAACGCTTTATCTGGTGTAAAACCACCGTCCATAATTGCAGAAGTACCCCAATGGTTAATCTCAGGTCCAAATAAAGGAGCATGTAGTTCTACAGCAGTCGGTACAGATGCGCCTTGATTGTTACCAGTATAAGTTAATGCATTAGCACCAGTTGCAGTCAATACTTGAATTGTTTGAGCAATATTTGCTAATGGTGGTATGATAACTGCTGAGTTACCAGAAGCTGTTGGTGCTTGGTTTAATACAAGATATGTATTTGCTACAACGTTTTGAATGAAAGTTTGTGGCGCAATGTTAGGACCAAACACGTACATACCATTTGACAAACCGTATGTGCTATTACTTGCAGGTATCGTAACGATGTTGTTACCTGCAACTGTTGTAACATATAAAGTGTTACCTGTATTACCCGTTTGATAAGCGGCACCACGTTGTGCACCAGTTAACTGTGAAGAACCATTTGAGAGTGTTGTGATACCAGTATAAGCAAAATATTCTGTATTAGAAGTATTTCTTATTACTGCAACACCGGTATTTGGCCATCCGGTTGCATTAGATATTGTAATTGTTGTATCTGTAGGTGCAACGTTTGCACTTAATGTTGCTGTCTTTGAGAATGAATTAGTCTCATAACGACCAGGTAAGTTACCTGAACGCATGTAAGCAAGATAGTTAACGTTATTGTTAATTATTTTATGTGCATAGATTACGTTACCGTCAGGACCACGAACACCCCAACGTTGGAAACCAGCACCGTACCATGAATAGTCGATGTAGAACATCTGGTCTTTTGTCAAGTCAATCTTATAGCCTGAAGGACCTGTGCCGTCTAATCTATCAATATTGAACTGTGATGTTGGCGTCTTGATATCAATTACTTTACTGAGTACTGCGTTAGTAACGTTTTGTGTACCACGTAAGTTTGGCACAATCGTTATAACAGAATCAGTTAGAATATTGTGAACACGATAAGGCATACCTTTAATAACAATAAAGTCATTAGGTACTAATTGTTTCGTGAATACTGTATTTGAACCGTTCAATGTATTTGAACCAATGTTAATACTTGCACTACCAGATAATTGATATACTGAATTTCTTCTTACAGCATACAATTGTTGACCGTCATATTCAAAGAACATACCGTTCTGGTCATCAAAGATACCGATACGATTAGAGGCACCGTACCATGTTGTTGCAGAACAAACATAGTTACCAGATGCTGGTGAATTTGATGGTACAGAGTTTGCTGTGTACTGGAATTGATATGGGTTCAATACGTTAGTGACTGTAAAGTTACCATTATAAGCGGCTTCGTTTGCACTCGCTACTGCAATACCGATTGAAGCGGCAATATTATGTGGGTCTTTTGTTGTAACCGTAACTGTTGAACCGCTTGATGTAAGACCGTCTAAGTTAAACTGAGGCATCAATGTTGTACCAGTAGACAACTGAATACCCTTACCAGATTGATAACGGAAATATTTACGTGTCTGACGAACGAACTGTTGATTGTGTGAACCGGAGTTTACAGAAAAACGAATACCGCCATCAAATGAACGATGTACTAAAGTACCGACTGGTCTTGCATACAAGTTTGCACTTGTAACAGTCATCGTACCTGATGGTATTGAAGCGGCATTACATTGATATACGAAGTTGTATGGATTAACGATTGTAGAAACAACCCAAGAACCGTTAGGTGCATTTGTTCCTGTTACACCAGCGATTGCAATCTCATTACCAACCATAAAGCCATGAACGTTTGCTGTTGTTACAAATACGTTTTGACCAGAAGTTGTCATACTTGCAATTGTAATTGCAGAGTTTGTAAATGGATAACCTTGATAACCAATAGTTACGTTTTGATTATAAATTGAACCAGTTGTACCAGTATAATAGAATTTACCTGTATAGTTAAATGTATTAGCGGCACCTGAAGCGTTTGTGTTTGTCAAGTTGTTGTTTGAATCAACAATATAGTTACCGTCAGCACCTGCATTTAAAGAATCTAAAATAGTAATTGGTGTACCAACTGCTGGTGGTGTTGTACCTGTTGTATTTGCTGTATATGTTCTTGAACCGTTAACTGCTTGAATATCTATCAAGTTTAAGTTACCAGTTGCAACTGTATAATATGAAAAAGGTCTCATATTGATACGAGCAAGAGATTCCCACTTAGTCGCTTGAGTTGAATACTCGAAGTCGGTATCAATCAAAGACTGTGGTGTTGAAACTCTTAGTTTGTTTACTGGGTCTAATAGAGTCTCTGAAGGTTGAAATGACTCATTATACTCGTCAACTACAATGCTTAACTTATCTGTAGCAGATAGTGCTGTCGTATTATACGCTAAAGAAACAGTAGTAACAGTCGCATTAGGATAATTACCAGTCGTATCAAGACCGATAGTGTATGCAGTTGTAGTTAAGTTAGGGTCTGAGAAGTTAAAAATAACCTGATTTGTTGTC